TCGAGAAGGTGTGTACACAGGAAGTAGAAGTTGTACGTGCTAGAAACGATAAGGGTCACTATATTAAGGATGACCCTAGTACACCTGAGAATGAAGCATGGACTACGAAAGTAAAGAAGGCTGTGACTCCTAAGAAGAAACCAGCCAAGAAGAAAGCCTAGTAAATGGTTACCACTCGTGATTTTACAACAGATACAGAATCAGTTACCATTACTGCTACTTCAGGTGGTTCTAGTGCTAACTTGGTTTATACGTGTCCACCTAATCACGATGCAACCATAGACTTTCTACATGTAACGAATGGTTCTAGCTCTACAAAGCATGTGACTATACAGTGGTATCACGCAGACACAAATACTTACCATCACTTGATAAATGATAAGTCTATATCTGGTAAGGATGTGTATAATATTATAACGTCTGACAGGATTCACTTACATGCTGGAGATAAGATCTTAGCATTTGATGGTTCTTCTAGTAGCTTAGAGGTGTTTATCTCAGTAAGGCAGTACTATAACCCTAACAGGTAGCGGGTATGCACATTTTGTATCTACTACTCAGTCTATAAATAAGTATAACTATCTCCATGCACACAACATAAGGAGATAGTGCTATGTTTAAGAACTTACTAACACGTATTCAGGATCACCAACAACGTAGAGCAGATTACTGGATTCTGATGAATATGCGTGACAAGGAACTACACGATATGGGTATCTCAAGAGGGGAGATATACAACCGTGTTTATGGCGTTAAACAGTGAACCTAGTTAAGGAATTACCCCTTATTCTAAGCCTTACTGTTTTAGCTAATGTATCAGCAGGTGATACAGATAGACAAACAGGTAGTGGACTTAGAAGAGGGGGTTCCTACAGTGATAGATCCAGTAACCGCTATAGGGTTAGCAACTACCGCATTTAATGCTCTTAAGAAGGGTATTGCGGTAGGTAAGGACTTACAAGACATGGGTGGTCAGCTTACACAGTGGGCTGGTGCCATAAGTGACTTAGACTTTGCTGACAGACAGAACGCTAAACCACCTTGGTATAAAACCCTTGGTGGTGGCGTTCAAGCAGAAGCAATGGAGATATTCGCAGCTAAGAAAAAAGCTGAGTCTATGAGGAAGGAACTCAAGGATTACATCTGTGTAATGTATGGGCCTTCACATTGGGAAGAGCTTCTACGTATTGAGGCTGATATCCGCAAACAAAAGAAAGAACATGATCACAAACGTATAGAGATGAAGCGTAAGATTGTAGAGTGGGCAGCAGGTTTTGTGTTGTTCCTAGTTATTACAGGTAGCTTTGTAGGTTTGATTTACTTAAGGACGTTATAATGGCAAGATCATTAACAGAAAAGCAACAAAAGTTTCTAGAGGTACTCTTTGATGAGGCTAATGGAGATGTTGTACAGGCTAAGAAGTTAGCTGGATATGGAGATGGTACTTCCACTTCTCTTATTGTCGAGTCTCTAAAGGATGAGATAGGTGAGAAGACACGTACTTGGTTTGCTCGTACTGCACCTAAAGCAGCTATGGCAATGACACAGGCACTGTATGACCCTACTGAGTTAGGTATTCGTGATAAGATGGCTGCAGCGAAAGATTTACTTGATCGCGCTGGGCTAGGCAAGGTAGACAAGGTTGATGTAACTTCAGGAGGCGGCGGTATATTTTACTTACCCCCCAAAGAAGGGAAGAATGAGTAGACCTTGCCACAAATTGACTACAAGAGAGACTTGGGTTTCTGGGAATTACCCAAACCTAACAAGGGAAAAGAGAAAGAATGGCACACAGTAGCTAGGGTATCACAAACAATACCTTTTGGCTACGAGTTACACCCCGACAACGAAAGACTGCTAGTACCGATACCACATGAACTAGAAGCGCTTGAGCTTGCAAAGAGACACTTAAAACAATATTCCTATAGAGAAGTTGCAATTTGGTTGACAAAGCACACTGATAGGTATATATCTCACATGGGCTTAAAGAAGCGAGTAGAAATTGACAGAAGACGTAAAAAAGCAGTTATTATTAAACGCAGACTTGCCAAAAGGCTCCAAGAAACCCTCGCGGAAATCGAGAAGCTTGAAAAAGGCAGGGTCGGGGCGTACTCAGAAGAAAGCTAACCAGACAGAGACAGTCGCTACTCCCCCTACTACTGTTCCTGCAGAGGTTAAGGCTCCTGAGTTTGATGTCGAGGTAGCACAGGATGTCGTGTTTAAACCTAACCCCGGCCCTCAGACAGACTTTCTTAGTTCATCTGAGCGTGAAGTTTTATATGGGGGCAGTGCTGGTGGTGGTAAGTCATATGCTATGCTTGCTGACCCACTACACGGTCTGAACCACCCTAACTTTAGCGGGTTGTTAGTACGACACACTACAGAAGAACTAAGGGAACTTATACAAAAATCTCAGGAGTTGTATCCTCGTGCTGTACCGGGAATCAAGTGGTCTGAAAGAAAGTCTCAGTGGATCTCGCCTAGAGGTGGTAGACTGTGGATGTCATATCTTGATAAGGATATGGACGTTACGAGGTATCAAGGTCAGGCGTTTAACTGGATTGGGTTCGACGAACTTACTCAATGGCCTACACCTTTCGCTTGGGATTATATGAGGAGTCGCTTGAGATCTGCTAGTTCAATGGAGCTAGGTCTTTACATGAGAGCGACAACTAACCCTGGTGGCAGCGGTCATAGCTGGGTTAAGAAGATGTTTATTGATCCTGCCAAGTATGGTGATGCTTTCTGGGCCACTAATATTGAGACAGGTGAAGAGATTAAGTATCCAGCGGGTCACTCTAAAGCTGGGCAGTCACTGTTTAAGCGTAGGTTTATACCTGCTAGTTTATTTGATAACCCTTACTTAGCAGAAAGTGGTGACTATGAGGCAATGCTTCTGTCGCTACCAGAGCATCAACGTAAGCAACTACTAGAAGGTAACTGGGATGTCAATGAAGGTGCAGCCTTTCCTGAGTGGAACAGATCCATACATGTCGTTGAGCCTTTTAAAATTCCCTCAAGCTGGACTAAGTTTAGAGCTTGCGACTACGGTTACGGAAGCTACACAGGCGTTGTCTGGATTGCTGTATCACCCAGTGAGCAGCTTGTTGTCTACAGAGAGTTATATTGTTCTAAGGTTACAGCTACTGATTTAGCTGATATGATACTAGATGCAGAGGCAGAAGATGGCACAATTAGATATGGTGTTTTGGATAGTTCTCTATGGCACAAGCGTGGTGATACTGGCCCGTCACTGGCTGAACAAATGAATATGAAGGGTTGCCGCTGGCGTCCCTCAGATAGATCTAGAGGATCTCGTGTAGCAGGTAAGAACGAGATGCATAGGCGGTTACAGGTAGATGAGCATACAGAAGAGCCTAGACTTGTATTCTTTGCTAACTGTACCAACACAATAGCTCAACTACCCTCTATACCTCTAGATAAAAGAAACCCAGAGGACGTTGATACAAATGCAGAAGATCACTTGTATGACGCTCTAAGGTATGGTATAATGACAAGACCTAGAAGTTCTATATGGGACTACAACCCTGCAACTCAACGATCAGGGTTTCAAGCCTCTGACCCCAGCTTTGGATATTAAATATGGCAGAACAAGACGAACTCATGTTTGAAACAGATGAAGTAACCGCAGCAGAGGATGCAGAAGATAGCATCTTTGAGTCTGTATCTAGTGTTGTTTCATTTGTAAACGAAAGATTTAAACGGTCGGAAGATTCACGTTATGGTGATGAGACACGCTGGTTACGTGCCTATCGTAACTATCGTGGTATCTACGGATCAGATGTACAATTTACTGACACAGAGAAGTCTCGTGTGTTTATTAAAGTCACTAAGACAAAGACACTCGCTGCCTATGGTCAGATTGTAGACGTACTGTTTGGTAACAATAAGTTCCCACTTACTATTGATCCATCTATTTTACCAGATGGTGTAGCTGAGTCAGTACACATCAATATTGACCCTAATGCTGAACAGGCTGGTGATGAACTAAATAACATTACACGAGATGCAGCCCCTAAGCCTTACTTGATTGGCCCTGACACTGAGTTAAAACCTGGTGAGACTATGGCTGACCTTAAGAACCGACTAGGACCACTAGAGGAGAAGCTAGGGCCGGTCAGTGATAAGGTTATTGAGGGGGATGGCACTACCCCTACCACAGTAACGTTTCACCCCGCTATGGTGGCCGCTAAGAAGATGGAGAAGAAGATCCATGATCAGCTTGTAGAGTCTGGCGCTAATAAGCATCTACGCTCTATGGCATTTGAGATGGCTCTTCTAGGTACTGGTGTTATGAAGGGTCCATTTGCTGTAGATAAAGAGTACCCTAACTGGAATGAGGATGGTGAGTATGACCCTCTGGTCAAGACTGTACCCTCTACTAGCCACGTATCTCTATGGAACTTCTATCCTGACCCAGAGGCGTCAAGTATGGATGATGCGGAGTATGTAGTGGAGCGTCATAAGATGTCTCGCACACAACTACGCAGCTTAAAGAACCGTCCTTACTTTATGAAGGATGCTGTTGAGCTTGCCGTAGATAAAGGCCCAGACTACGATATGAAGTACTGGGAACAGACTATGGAAGACAACGAGACTGAGGCTACTACAGAGCGCTGGGAAGTCTTAGAGTTCTGGGGTTTTGTCGATGTAGAGTTACTAGAAGAGAATGGTGTATCTATTCCTAAAGACTACAAGGACTTGGATGAGCTTAGCTGTAACATCTGGGTGTGTAACGGTGAAGTACTACGCTTTGTGCTTAATCCTTTTAAGCCAGCAACTATACCTTATTATGCAACACCATACGAACATAACCCTTACTCATTCTTTGGGGTAGGTATAGCGGAGAATATGGATGATACGCAAACTCTTATGAATGGGTTTATGCGTATGGCTATTGACAATGCTGCATTATCTGGTAATCTAATCATAGAGGTTGATGAGACAAATTTAGTTCCGGGGCAGGACTTAAGTGTGTACCCTGGAAAAGTGTTTCGCAGACAGGGGGGTGCTCCGGGTCAAGGCATCTTTGGGACCAAGTTTCCCAATGTAGCACAAGAGAACCTACAACTATTTGATAAGGCTAGGGTATTAGCAGATGAGAGTACAGGCTTCCCAAGTTTCGCACATGGTCAAACAGGCGTCAGCGGAGTGGGGCGAACTGCTTCTGGCATCTCTATGCTTATGTCTGCAGCTAATGGCAGCATACGAAATGTTGTTAAGAACGTTGATGATTACCTCATACGGCCACTAGGTAAGTCCTTCTTTGCATTCAACATGCAGTTTGACTTTGATGAGGATATTCGTGGTGACCTAGAGGTACGTGCATCTGGTACAGAGAGCCTTATGGCTAATGAGGTACGCTCACAACGTTTGATGCAGTTCTTGCAAGTAGCACAGAACCCAACACTGGCACCGTTTGCTAAGATGGACTACATCATTCGTGAGATTGCTAAGTCTATGGATCTTGACCCATCTAAGGTGACTAACTCTATGCAGGACGCAGCTATTCAGGCTGAGATCTTGAAAGCGTTTCAAGCACCACAACAACCACCAGCAGGACCAGAGGGTGTAGCACCCCCACAAGGTCAAGGCCCACAGGGGGTAGCTGATACATCAGGCGGTGGTGGTTCACAGATGGGTATAGGTACAGCACCAGCGCCGGGAGAACAAGGGTTTACTGGTAATGTCGCTTAAGCAATTAGTTAATAACAAACAGGCTATGGATGAGTTTAATGAGCTTATTGATAGCCTTATAGCTACACAACACAGGACTATGGAACAGGCTGGTTCTGTACAAGAGGTGTATTCAGCACAGGGTTCTATTAGTACGCTAAGACGTTTAAAGCTACTCAGGGAGACAGTTAATGGTTGACTACCGTAAACGCTTAGTTGACATGACACCAGAAGAAAGAGCAGAGGTAGCTCCTGCTGCAGATAACTTTTCTAAAGTGTTTGGAGATAGGACAGAGGAGCCTATGTCAGTCACTGCTGCTGATACAGCCGTAAGTTTAGCTACACCAGTAGACTCAGTGGTGGAAGTGCAGAAAGAGTTACAAAAAGAAGAGCCTGACTATCTAAAGATTGGTATGCTTGCAGGAGTTGAGGCTTTAGGTAGTATACCTGCACTTGGACCAGCAGCAAAGAGTATGATACGTAAGGGTGCTGATTTATCTAAACAGACTGACACTGCTATAGAGGGTGCTACTAATATACCTGTGGTGCCTAGAGTTAATCAAGATATTTCAGACGCAGAGAAATTATTAGATGACCCTTCTGCTTTAAAATCATGGCAAGAAGAAAACAAGTTACCTGAAACAAAAAGACAGGCAAACCCTGCGGATTCACAGGCAGCAGCGCAGGAATTATTTGAAGGTAATATAACATCTAAAGAAGCTAGAAAGAAGATAGCAGACTCCATACCAGAACCTAAAGAGTTTACTGCAGAAGAAGTTATGGAGATGATGCCAACTGTTACAGAGGTAACGGGTTCACTTGGTAAGAAAGCAGGTAAGTTTGGAATACTTGGTGTAAAGGGTTTTGGTCTAGAGGCAGGTCAAAAAGTATCCTCTCGTTTAGATATTCCTGCATATAACAATTATGATACTTGGGTTGTATCTATACATGATGGTACTAAAGATGCGGGTAGTGTTGTTGGGTTTGGACAAGCTATACGTTTAAAAGGTATTAGATTTGGTTCCAAGTCAAAAGAAGCTTTAGATATTGCTAGAGGTAAACGTAGAACACCTGCAGGAGAAGATAAACCTATGGGTAAATCTACAATAGCGCGTGTTTTTGGTGAATACGTCCCAGAAGATCCCTATGAGTTACAAAAACAAGCAGCAGATATTATTGCATCAGGCTCAGATGAGTGGACACAGGTAGGTATGAATCCTTATCGTGGTAGTGCATTTTACGACAAGAAGACAGGAATGCCTGTATTTGAAGCTGATGAAGTTATACAGGTTGGTCCTCTCGTATTAGCTAAAAATGTAAAGAAGCCTACTATTTCACAAATGAAAGAGATGGCAGTAAAAACAGCAGATGGTAAAATCAGAATGTTTAACGAAGGTGGAATGGCTATGAATGAACAAATGGAAATGGCCTTTGCGCTGGGCGGCTCTGTAGAAGAAGTAGATCCAGTCTCAGGCAATGAAGTGCCACTGGGTTCTCTTCCAGAAGAGGTACGTGATGACATTGATGCAAATCTTAGTGAGGGTGAATATGTCGTACCCGCTGATGTAGTGAGGTACTACGGTGTTAAGTTCTTTGAAGACCTACGTAGCCAAGCTAAGATGGGCTTTGAAGATATGGCAGCTAATGGTCGTATCGGTGGAGAGCCTGTACCAGCAGAGGGTGGCTTACCGTTTGACGTTTCTGAACTACAAGCAGAAGACGTAGCAGATGGACCTATGATGATGAACGAGGGTGGTGACGTTACAAGTATGCAACAACCTGACTTCATGCAAGGTTACACATTGCCCAGCGCAGGTCAAACACAAGAGTATAAGACTTACGTTAATGATCAGGGCTTGACAATGACGATTAGATTTGTTAATGGTCAACCTACAG